TGAACATGCAGACAGCCGTCGGCTCCGGCGCTGTCAATATGAAAAATGTGGCGTCGGGTGTTAATGCGTCAGAGCCAACGGGTGTGACCGCCACGTTGGGCAATGCTACCGGGAGCGCGCTCAACGCCAAAGGTGTCCAGTTTATCAGCTACCGCGGCGAGGAGAACATCTGGGGCAACATTTTCTACTGGGTAGACGGTATGAGTGTCAACGTCCTCTCCGACGGCACCCCCAAGCTGTATGTTGCCGACCACGATTTCGCCGACAACAAAATTGATGACCACTACACGGATACCGGCATCATTTTAGCTGAAGAAAAAGGCTATATTTCCGCTTTCGGCTATAACGCGGCCTTTGACTGGATTTTTGCACCCACTGAGGTGACTGGCAACAGCGTTGCCCCTGTCGGTGACCAATTCACCCACGCCAGTGATGTAGCATGGGGGAAAGTAACGGCTCCTCAGCTGGGGGGCCTCTGGGGCAGCGGCACCTCTGCGGGACCGTTTTTATGGAATGTGCTCAACCCTGCCGCGGCCAAAAGCCGTGGCACGGGATGCCGCTTGGTATACATCCCCGCATAACCAACACCGAAAAGGAAAGGCAGGTATTGTAAAATGATTGACCATGGACGCGTCAGGAGCACGGTCTGCCCCCAGCCTCTGGTGACGGATGAGCTGAGTGTGTGGAAGCACACCGACATCACCCCCATCACTGAAAACGAGGGCACCGACGCAGAATTTGTGGGCTATGAGTTTAACATGGTCCAGTACACCAAGAACGAGTACATCTTGGTGCAGGCGGAGGAAAACGCCGCTTTGCACGATAGGCTCCTGTCCACCGAGGAGCAGTTGACGGACACGCAGCTTGCCCTCTGTGATGTATATGAGCTCCTGCTGGGAGGTGACGCATAATGGCTAAGGTGTACGCTGATCTCATCGAAAAGGGGCTCAAAACCATCGACAATGTGCCCGCCAGCCTCCGCCCGGAGGTCGAGGCCATTTTGGCGGAGCGGCACACCGATGCGTAAGCTCAGGGCGTGGGCCCTTAAAATTCTGCTTGGAAAGGAGGCGAATGAGATGGCCGTTGTTTACGCAACTCTGATTGTCAAGGGTCGCAAGACCATTGACCAGGTGCCTGAGATCATCAAACCCCAGGTGCTGGAAATCCTGGCTGATCTGGAGGTGGCGGTCTGAGCCGTCACGCAGAGAGGGCGCACGGCTTAGTGCTGTGCGCCCTCTGCTTTACTACTGAACGCCGGGAGGGCTGAGTGAGTTTGAGTATCAATGACATTCTGGGTGGGGGCGGGCTTGTGGTCGTCCTGCTGGCGCTGATAGAAATATCCCCCATCAAAATTAACCCTTGGACAGCTCTAAAAGGGCTGCTTCAAAAAATGGCTCGTGCCTTTGGTCGGGCCATCAACGGAGATGTGCTGGCCCGGCTGGATGAGCTCCAAAAAGAGCAGTCTGAGACCCGCAAGGCGCTTGACCAACACATCAAGACTGACGATGAAAGCAAGGCCGACGAGTGGCGGGCATACATCCTGCGGTTTAATGACGAGCTTTTGCAGGGGCTCCGGCACTCCGAGGAGGGTTTCATCGAGGCTCTGGGCTACATCGACAAGTACGAGGATTATTGCCGGGAGCACCCAGACTACCCCAACAGCCGCGCAGTCCACGCCATTGCCAACATTGGGCGTGTATATGACGACAGACTGCGCAAACACGACTTTAATGTCTACAAAGAAGAGGAGGAATAAACATGGACACCATCACCTATCTGGCCGAAAACTGGGCTATTCTTGCGGTGGCTGTGATTGCTATCGTTCTGGGCGTGATTTACGCATACCGCTTTGTCAAGCTGCCCCCCGAACAGCAGCTTGACAAGGTGCAGCAGTGGCTCCTCTGGGCCGTGGTCAGTGCCGAGCGAGAGCTTGGCGGCGGCACAGGCGAGCTCAAGTTGCGGAGTGTGTATGATTTGTTTGTGGCGCGTTTCCCCTGGCTGGCAAAACTGGTTTCTTTTGAGTGCTTTGCCGATATGGTGGACGACGCGCTGAGCGAGATGGAAACACTGCTGGCTGAAAATAAGGATATCCACGCCTTTGTGACGGGTGGTGACGTGGCATGCTGATCTGCATTGACGCTGGCCACGGGCGCAACACCTCCGGCAAGCGATGCCTCAAATCTATCGACCCCAACGAGACCCGCGAATGGTTGCTCAACAGCCGCATCGCGGACAAGGTGCAGGTACGCCTTGCGGCCTATAACTGCTCGATTATGCGAGTGGACGACACCACCGGGCAGGAGGATGTCGCGCTGGCCAAGCGGGTGAAGTTGGCCAACGAGGCTGGCGCTGACGTGTACCTGTCTATCCACCACAACGCGGGCATCAACGGCGGCTCTGGCGGCGGCATCGTCGTCTATGCGGCTCCCGGTGCGTCGGAACGGTCCAGAGCGCTCCAGGAGGCCCTCTACGAGCACGCGGTGGCCGCCACCGGGCTCCGGGGTAACCGGGCCAACCCGACGGCAGAGAGCAACCTATTCGTCCTGCGCAACACCAAAATGCCCGCTGTGCTGGGTGAGTTTGGTTTTATGGACAGCACCACAGACACCCCCATCATCCTCACTGAGGACTATGCCGACCATCTGGCGGACGGTATCGTCGTTGCCCTGGTCGAGACTTTCAACATTGAACGGGCAACAGACAGTCTGCTCTTGCCAAGCGGCATCACGCCGGGAGAGTTTGATGCGCTGATGGAGGGGTGGCTGGCCAGACAGGCGGCCAAGAACGCGAGCTCCTGGAGCAAGATGTCGTGGGCCGCCCAGGTAGGTATCACCGACGGCACCCGCCCCCAGAGTTTCGCCACCCGCGAGGAGGCAGCCACGATGATCAAATCTGCGCTGGACTACTTCTGGCGGTCTATCATCGAGAATGTGTGCACCGATGACCCCGCTCCCAAAGACGAATAATGTACAAAAGCCGGAGAGGGTAAAAACCTCTCCGGCTTTTTTGTTGTCAAGTTCAAAAGTCTAAAATGACAATGACATATCATTTTTGCACAATATAATTAACAAAAAGGGGGCATTATGAATGACGGCTGAGAAGATTAAAAAGTTGCGTGAAGCCAGAACGTGGACACAGGCGGAGCTTGCCCGGCGACTGGGCGTTACCAGGAACGGCGTAAACTCTTGGGAGCAAGGGCTTTCTATACCATCGACAGCGTGCTTGGTGGAGTTGGCCAAAACATTCTCTGTGTCCACCGACTATCTGCTGGGACTGGAGCCTCTGCGCACGGTGGATGTCACAGGCCTGAGCGACAAGGAGGTTGCCCTATTGACTGAAATGGCGGACTGCTTGAGAAACCGCAGCAATTAAGTTGGAGTTTAATTACTTCACAAGACCTCTTGAGTTATTAAACCAGACTTTACTTGTTTCTTAATAAGACTTGAGATACTAAAGCGTGGCGCTGAAAATTTTTGGTGCCACGCATTTTTTTGCTTGACATTATACACCCGTAGGTGTATAATCGACACAAATCGACAAGGAGGGAGCACACATGGCCCAGATCAGCAAATTGCAGAACACGCGCCTGGCTCGCAATCTATCCCAGTCCCAGCTCGCCGCCGCCGCCGGTATCAACCCCCGTATGCTCCAATATTACGAGCAGGGCGTCAAAGACTTGACTGCCGCCAAACTGGCCACACTGCTGAAACTCAGCCTTGCGCTGGAGTGTAAGCTGGAGGACATCCTGCCGGACGGCGAGACTGCCGACCTGCTGGAACGGTACACAAGAGGAGCGGGGTGACACACCCCGCTTTTCGCTTTCTAAGGAGGCAACCTATGAACTACAAAGGCTTTCACCATCTCACCTGGAATGACCGCTTGACCATCGAAAAGATGCTCAAGGTCGGCACCAGCAAAGCAAAAATTGCAGAGGCTCTGGGCGTTTGCAAAAAGACCGTTTACAACGAGATCAAGCGCGGCCTGTGCGTCCAGCAAATCAACGAGTGTGACTTCGAGGAGCGGTACTGCCCCGATGTGGCGGAGCGCAAGTACAGGGAGTTTTTGCGCGAAAAGGGCCCCGACCTCAAGATTGGCCACGATTACGCCTTTGTTGAGTTCGTGGAGCGTAAAATTGTTGACGAGCAATATTCCCCCGGCGCGGTATTGGCCGTCATCCGGGAAAGCCAGCAGTTTGCCACCGACATCTGCGAAAGCACCCTCTACAATTACATTTACCGGGGCGATGTGTTTCTGGAGCTCACCCCGGAGCATCTGCACGAAAAAGGCCGCCGCCGCTATGCGCAGGGGTGGCAGAAACGGGCCGCAAAGCCGCCTCGCGGTGAGAGCATCGAGCGCCGCCCGCTGGAAATCAAAAAGCGCAATACTTTTGGTCACTGGGAGCTGGACAGCGTGATGGGCACCGTGGGCTCCAATCGCGCTTTGCTGGTGTTCACCGAGCGGCTCACACGGGCGGGTATCATCGTCCCCGTGCCCGACCATACCACCGCCAGCGTGGTCCGTGCCATCAACGGCTTGGAGCGGCGCTACGGAAAAGACTTTTACCGCATATTCAAGAGTATCACGGTGGACAACGGGTGCGAGTTTGCAGATTATGTGGGTATGGAAAAAGCATGTCGCAGGAGGGGCAAGCGCACCCGCGTCTACTACTGCCACCCCTACGCCCCACATGAGCGCGGCAGTAACGAAAATATGAACAGGCTGATACGGCGCTTTTTCCCAAAGGGCACCAACTTTGACGAGGTGGCCATCTCTGACATCCACGAGGCTGAGCGCTGGATTAACTCTTATCCGCGCAAGCTGCTTGGGTGGCGGTCCTCCGCGGCGGTGATGCAGGAGTGCCTTGCCGCCTAAAACTGAACAAGCCAATTTACTGCCGGAGATGCATCTTTGCCCTCTGGTGGCTTTTCCACGGCGTTTTTACACTCTGGCGCATAAAAACCGAGCCGCTGGACAGGTCCAGCGGCTCCAATTATACCCCTCTCAAAAATTTTTTATTGTTTTTTGTAATTTATTCTTGACATTTTGCTGACGGCTTACCAACGCAGGCACTTTCTCAACGGTCCCGGCAAGCTGTGCATGGGTCTGTCCCTGACCCGGGCGCAAAACGGACTTGACCTTCTGGGGGATGAGCTGTTCCTCTCCCCCGGCACACCACCCTCACCGAAACAGATCCGGGTGGGGAAACGCATCGGCATCGACTACGCTCAGGAGGCTGTGGATTTTCCGTGGCGCTTCTGGCTGGAGGAATGAGTATGTACTTTTTCGATCTGGACGGTACCCTGCTGGACTCCAACGGAGTCTGGCTGGACATTGACATCGAGTTTCTGGGCCGGCAGGGCATCCGCCCCGTCCCGGAGGACTACACGGAATTTGTGACCCACAACAGCTTTGGCGCATCGGCGGTTTACACCAAGGAGCGTTTCGGACTTTCCCTGTCCACCCGGGAGATCGTGACCTGCTGGCAGGATCTGGCCCGTGACCATTACGCAAACCACCTTCCCCTGAAGCCGGGCGCGAAAGAGCTGTTGGACACCCTTGCGAAAAAGGGGGAGAAGATTTCCGTCGTCACATCCTGTATGCCCCATCTGTGCGAGGCGGCACTCCAGCGCCACCGCATCCGCGATCGATTTCATTCCATC